TGGTCTAATCTTATCATTAATAATATACCATAAGCACTATTAACATCAGCCTCAAACTCTTTATCCTTTTGAGACGCTCTATATATAGTCTCACGTGCTGGCACTTTATTAGGGTACTTTTTACATATCTGGGATATATCCAATCCTTTAGTCATTTGGTCTATTATAAAATCCTTTACTTCTTTAGTAAGCCTAATAGATTCTTTCTTCTTACCTGCCATACGACACCTCAATACAATAGTTATATACTTAATATGTCATATGAGGGAAATGGTAAAATAGGGGGTATAGGATTGTATAGGGTACGTATAAATAACGGCTTGGCGGGCTTATAATTAGGTCGATATATTATTATATACACTATATAGTACTGTATAAACTACTGTATGATATGTTTTAGTGTTACTGTTAAGTTTGATTGTTCACTATTAGCAAGTTAGTATGTGACCTTCTAGTATATAATATGGACTACGTGTAATACTGGTCAAGTAAATATACTATACCGTTTGTCTGATAAATATTTCCGATGAACGGTATTGACTTTCTCAACAGTTATAGTATACTAGAATTATAAGGATAGTTGAAGAGAGCACTCCAAAGGCTCTGAAGGCTTCGAGGGATACTAAGGAAAATCTAACGATGAGTACGAACTCCCGAAGAACCTAGCAATCAATATCCTTATATAATAGCTCTTACTAAGAGTTATTACAAGAGGAGACAATGATTAACTTAAAAGCTATTTTATCAGCTTTAAAAAAGAATAAAAAATTAATGGCTTTAATAGTGTTTATATTAGCTAGTCCTATAGATGATATATTATACTATTATGTAATAATGAAGATTATACAATATGTATCTTAAGGGGGATAATATGAAAACTTTAAAGATACTAAAAATCCTAACTGTAGTATTGTTAGTAACGACTGGAGATGTTAAAATGTTGTTAGGAGCAATACTACTAGTTTTAATACTTTAGGAGATTATATGCAAGACTTAATAATATTTAGTGTAATATCTGTTTTAATGTATATTTTTATAGTATTATTAATTAGATTTACACCATTTGTAATAGCAATTGTATTAGTTATTATATTAGTATATATTATATTATTATTTGCATTATTAATTATAGAGAAAATAAGAGGTAACCAATAATGAGTAACGATTTCCCAGAATATGAAGCTTTAATGAATAAGATTAAAGAGGCTAATCGTGATATTAGGTTAGCTAGAGTAAGACTTCAAGTTCAAGTTGAAGAACATGAAGCAAAAGTAGCTGAATTAAAATATTTAAGAAACTTAAATAGATTATTGACTTTTAATAAAATCTTTAGTACACTGGTATTACCAGTAATGATTATATTAGTATTGAGTGGATTATGAATATACAATTAACCAAATATTTAGAAAGATTATATGTTTATCCTTCTAAATCTACAGTTAAAAAACTTAAAAAGTATAAACTTAAGTTAGTAACTGATAGAAGCTTAGGTCATAACACTAGTGTATATGAATTGGAGATATATTAATGCGTACTTTTGAAGACATGTATGGTGAAAAAGAATATTTAGCTTACATTATGCAAGATGGTAGCGTAACCACTAATCCAAGTAATGAGGTTCCAGTAGAAGTATATAGAGTTGTTATAGATACTCATACCGGAGAAGTTAAACCAGTAAAATTAGGAGTACAATAATGAAAGAGTTCTTATTTGTATCTGCAATATCCTTAGGAGCATTAGCATTATTAATTCAGGGGGTATTATGAGCTTTAAACAAGAGTTATTAATCATAAGTATATTTGGAGTATATGTAATAAGCAGTATTTTAATGTCTGTAATAGGAGTTTAATATGAATCTAGCAACTAAAATTGTAGTTATAATAGCTATTATATGCACTATAACAGTATTTATACCTAAAAACACGCATAAAGATATAAACCCTATAACAATAACTAACCCAGAACATTTAAAACCTATTCCAGGAATAATATAGGAGCATATATGAATAAAATAGAGAAAATATTTTTAAGTTTATTGTTATTAGGGTCTTTACTTTTAATAGTTTTTAATGTAGACTTAAATAAATCCCCATCATGTAAAGGGGGATGCGAACTACCAACAGAGTTAAAAGATAAATTGAAATAAGTGAGGCGAATATGAGTGACTTTGATTTTGATGACTTAGATTATAGAGAAGAAGAATACTTTTTATATTATGAACATGCTAATGATAACTTAGAGTTTGAATTAGATATGATTCAAAGAGTTAAAGACTTGGAGGATTTATGATAATAGACGTAGGTACATTAGTTATAGGTATATTAATAGGACTATTATTAAATCTAATAGATCAAAGGAGAAATTAATGACAGAAGTAATAGTTTTTATAACAACATTAGTTTTAGTGTATATAATTAGACAAAGATTAATAACTATTGATGAAGAACCAACTAGAAAGAGGAGATTACACTAATGTTAGGGTTATTAATAGGGATTACAGTAGCAATATTAGGTGTAAGTATAATAGTATTAGTATTAATGATAAGGGGTTAATATGGCTTTTGTAGCACAATCAGACTTAAGATTATATAGGACTCTAGAAAAAATACTAGAGAGTGAACAACTAGATGAACACTTACATACAGAGTTATTCTTTGCTATGGGAGTATCTAATCTAAAAGAAATGGTAGAAGTAGATAGCTCCTTACGCAGGTCATTAGCTAACATGGGATCAAAAGAGGTATAATATGAAACTAACTAGAGATTTATTTGGAGCATTATTACTAACTTTATTAGTAAGTAGTAGTTATTATATAATAGAAGGATTAATATTAGGAGTTTTATAATGGAATTTAATAATATTCAAAATAAAATAATAAGAATAGTTGCACTTACAATGCTTTGTAACATATTGATTCCATTAGGAATTATATTATTTACTTAACGCTTTAGCATATAACACATATTATTTAATATGTGCACATAAAACTAAGGATTCGACATGTTAAAAAAAGCAAAAGAACTGGCATTAAAACCAGTAAGCATAGCTCCGCTAATAAAATTAGTAAAACGCTGTGCATTAATAATAGTGTTGTTTATACCAATTGCTCCGGTATTAGTATTAGGATATCAAGCAATTCCTGTAACATATACACTAGAAGTTAAGGATATAAATTTAGATTATTACCATAATAAATATAAAATTCACAAATTTATATTAGACTATGCAGATTCTAATGATACAGTTAGAGTTAAGATAGCATCTAATGGAGGATTTGCTGAATTAGGAGTTATAATAGCTAACGCAGCTCTTCAATCAGAAGCTAAAGTTATAACTAAAGTAGAATTAAACGCATATTCAGCAGGAGCTATTATATTAATGGCAGGTAAAGAGATAGAAGCTGCTCCTATATCAGCAGTATTATTTCATAAACCATTTTATATTTTAATGGGACAAAAGGTTTCAATGAGTCCTGAGGATCCTTTTAGTATAATAGCAGATACTATAATGAGGAACTATGTAAATAAATATTTAACTTTAGAAGAGATAGCTAAATATGAAGCAGGCGGAGACGTAACAATCTCTGGACCAGAATTAATAGAAAGAATTAAAGCTAAAAAATGAAACTAACTATAAGTTTAATAACATTAGGATTGGTAATCATCAGTGAGAGTATTCTCACTGGTGTAATACCTATATACAGAGGTGACTTATACGGAGCATTAAGTAATAAATCTCCTGAAGTATATCATGCTATATTAGTATGCTTCTTAATATATTTTACTTTAGATTTCTTTCAAAGTATAAAAGGATATGTAGTTTTAAAGACTGCTTTAATATTTCGTACAAGAAAAACTGTAGAGATAGCAGCTAAGCAAGTATTAAAAACTTCAGAGTTAGATAATGTACCTCAAAGAATGCAAGAAGATATTAAACTTGCATATCTGAATAGAATTACAGTATTGTGTGAATACTTTATTTCTGGTACAATAGTATTACAGTTGATATATTTAAATTTAGATCAACCTAAACTTATAGCAGCTGCATTGATATACACATTAATCAGTGTAGCGATTGCGATACTGTTCAACCCAAGGTTAACGGCAACCGAAAAAGAAGTGCAGAAGGGTGAGGCTTCTTTTAGAGAGTCGTTAACTAAGGGTTTTAATTTTACTTCATTGTCTGTAGCAAACACTACATCATTAAAGGCAGCAAGTATACGCACTGGATATTTACTATTCACTAGATTACAATTAGGTATATTGACAATGCTTCCATATGCAGTATTAGCACCAGCTTTAATAGCAGGTACAATAGATATGGGAACTTTAATGAAGCATCAAGGAACATTTAGTTTATTAGTAGTTAATGCAGGTATTATAATTCAGTTATATACTACATTAATTCAAGGTAAAGCATCAGCAGAAAGAGTTAAAGAATTAGAAAATGACTAAATTTCTAGAGTATTTAGCAGCAGTAACATTAATCATTAGTGTAATACTAACTTCTTTCAATGTATATCCATTAAATTTAAAGATGAATATACTTAATAGTTTAATATACATTCTTTGGTATGAAAGAATAGGTGCACGTAGTCAAACTATTGCTTGTTTATTAATTATTATTCCCGTCTTAATAGGCCTATTGACTTCTTCTTAAAAATATGATTTAATATAACCATAAGGTGAGGTTATTATGCAAATAGATTACAGAGAAAATTGTTGTATCATATTAGGATGTAACTCAATGAAAGAACATCTTATATATGGTGAAATATTTGAGGGACATCTAAGAAATGTAGTTAGAACGTGTGAATATTGTGAAAAAACTAGACAAGGAGATTTTGTAACAATATATCATTCGGACGATCAAGAAATATATCCAGAAACAATAACTACAGCATGTGAACAATGTCATAAATATTTATAAGTGAGGTAAGTATGTTAACTATAGCGATAGCTTTGATATTAATAGCAGTATTAATGATATTAGATATATAGGAGGCAATATGTGGTTTGTATTAACGATGTTAGTTGTATTTATGATACTTAAGATAGATGATTAATATGTATATAGGTAAATGTATAGTTTATTTAAATTATAGTCCAAATGAAATAGGAAGTATAATAAATGTATACGCATAAAATGACAGAGACAGCAAAACGATTAGGTAATATTAGATCTATACATCCTATCGTAATAGTAAAAGAAATGATGCAAATAGCTCAACAAAATAAGTATAAAGATTATGAATTTGTTGACGGAAATATAAATTTCCCATTTATAGATGCAGTATCAGCAGGGAGCGATGCCGGAGGTTTTGTATTAGTATTAAATAAATCTGTAATTAAAACTACTGACACTATATTAATAGGTAAAGGCATATGTTTCGATTCAGGAGGAATACAATCCAAAGGGGATCACATGGAAGATATGTTCTTCGATAAACTCGGAGCAGTACTAACCTTTAGTTATTGTATGAGTAATCCAGATGTAGGAGGTTTAATATTCTTAGCATCTAATTTAGTAGGACCTGACAGCTATGTTCCCCATGAAATTATAGAATCTAGATTAGGTAAAAAGGTATTCATAGACCATACAGATGCAGAAGGCAGATTATGTTTAGCAGATTTAATAGAATATGCTGAGGAATTAAATAAATCAGCAAGAAAAATAACTATAGCTACATTGACAGGAGCTGCAGTAAGATTTACAGGAGATAACACATTTGCTTTAGTACATACTCCTGATGTAGAGTTAAAGAAAAAGATTGTAGAGTTTGCATCAATAAGTGAAATAGATTTATGGCCTGCACCATCACATAAAGCATACAAAAAAGCCTTAAAAACTAAGGTATTTGGAGCTGATATAGCATCGTGCGGTAACATGACAGGCGGAGGATCCATGACTGCTTATGAATTCTTAGCTTCATTTAATAAGAAGTTAACACACTTAGATATAGCAGCTATGGGAGTACAGGATCATAACTATACAGGCTGGGGAATAAAAGAGATTGACTTTATAGTAAATTCATAGTATAATATATTCAATTAATACGCGAAAAGCGATATAAGTGAGGTGATCCAGCGTCTCTTAGAGAAAGGAAACTCTACAGTACAGGTGGGATTATATTAACCAGATAAGAGAGATATAGATGATGATGAAAGTAAAAGGTATACGTATAATTAGGGATAGTGATAACGTTAGTTTAAACTTCATAGATGTGGAGGTAATTATAAATGGGATAGAATATTCCTTTAGAGTATACACCTCAGATACTAGAGATAAAAATGTATTAAGATTAATAGCAGGAGTTATGTAATGGCAGGTGCAGCAGGACCTTTAATAGGTTTAGGAGGAAACTTAGTATCAGGTTTCTTCGGAATGAAACAGCAGCAACAAGCAGTAATACAACAAGCAGTTGAAGTACTGTCAGATGTAAACAAATCAGACGACGCTAGAGCAGTAGCAGCTGCCCAGATTATAGCAGCAGAAGCTAGATCTGAATCTTGGTTAACTAGAACATGGAGACCTTTAGTTGTTATGATGTTTGTCGGAGTACTCTTTGGATATTTCTTTGGATATATACCATCGCAGAATGTAACTCCTCAGATTATAGATCGAGTATTTGATATAGTGGAGTATTCAGTATTAGGTTATATGGGCATGAGATCAGCAGATAAATGGGTTAAAGAACTTTCAATTGGTAAAGTTCTACAACAAATAATAAATAAAAAACTTTAAGTAAAGGATACTTAAAGGAAACAAACATATGGATATAAACAACCGAGGCGTAGCCTCAAAGGAGAGTAGTAATGAGTAATAATGTAACATATCATACAACTGAAGAAGCTGATGTATTATTTATGGCAGCAGCTAGACCGTTGAAAGATAAAGCTACAGGCAAAGAAGAGTTCACTATTAAACTAAGATTATTAGATGACTCTGAAACTGTTAAACATTTATTAGAAGTATCTGAAGCTAAGATAGATACTAAGACTAATAGAAAACTTGAAGGCGAGAAACATGTAAACTTCAGTTCAACCTTCGCCCCTGTAGTAGTAGGAGCTGATGGTGTAAAACTAGAAGATAAAGCCATACCATTCTTTGATAGTCGTAAGGATAAAGCTAGAGCAGTAGTAACCTATAAAGTTATTACATATCCAACCAAGACATTGGTTCGCTTACAAGGAATTAAACTAGTAAGTGTAGATTTAGCTCCAAGAGAAGGACAAGAAGGAACTTCTTCAGTAGCTGAATTAATTAGTAAAATACAAAATGCATAATGGAAGGGTGAAAAGAACAAGGAAGTGAGAGAGGGGCTTGACGCCCCTTTCGTTTTTATGTTATACTATATTAAGAGGCAATAATGAAAATCAGAAAAAATATGCATGATAATTGGAAGACACCTAAAGATTTTTATAATAAATTAGATTTAGAATTTAATTTTAATTTCGATCCCTGTCCGTATACAGAATCTGAAATAGTTATAGATGGTTTAAATATAAATTGGGGAACTAGAACTTTTTGTAATCCTCCCTATAGTAGAAAGTTAAAAGAATTATTTATATTTAAAGGTTTTGAGGAATATAAAAAAGGAAATTTAGTAGTATTCTTATTACCCGTAAGTACTTCTACTAAAATATTTCATGAGATACTACTTCCTAATGCAGAAATAAGATTCGTAAAGGGAAGATTAAAATTTGAAGGGTATAATAGTAATGGGGATTTAGTTAACAATAAAACAGGCATGCATGATAGCATGGTATGTATATTTAAATAAATGATAGCAATAGACTTTGAAACATATCTAATAAGTAAAGAAGCGCCAGTACCTAAACCTGTGTGCTTATCTTATTATGATGGTAAAGACAAAGGATTAGTAGTAGGTTCCAAAATGGAACAGACTCTTACAGCATTATTTAAATCAAATGAAATACTAATAGCTCATAACATGTCCTTTGAATTGAACGTTATAACTTCTTATTACCCATCACTAAGAAAAGATGTTTATAGAAAGCTTAAGAATAAAGAAATAATATGTACTAAAATATATGAGCAACTCATTGATTGTACTAGAAAAAAATCTATTAATACATTTAACTTAGCAGCATTAGTTCTTAATTATTTTAATGAAGATATATCTGAAGATAAAAAGAATCCAGATGCATGGAGATTAAGATACCATGAATTAGATGGTATACCTGCTGAAGAATATCCTGAAGAAGCAAGAAGATATGCAGAAGAAGATAGTGTGTGGGCATATAAAATATATACTAGACAAAGACAAGAGATGTATATAGATACTAATATATCTGTATCGGCGGATTATTTTCTAAATCGTATGGGACTTACAGGTACTACTATAAGTAATGATAGAGTATTAACTTTAGAATTAGAATTAAAAAGACAAATAGAAGGTCACTTAAAAGTACTAGAAAATGCAGGACTTTTAACTCAAACTAAAAAAGGTTATAAGAAAAACATGAATGTTTTCAGAGAGTTAATAAGTACTAAAGTACCTAATGCTAAGAAGACACCTAAAGGAAATGTATCTACATCAGGAGAAGATACTGAACAATACTTAACTGAATTACCAGAAAACCATGAATTAAAACCTATATTAACTTCTTTTGTAGAAGTAATGGGTGCTGAGAAGGTACTGACAGCGTTTATATCTAGACTTAAGAAAGCTGAACCTTATATTCGTACACAATATAAAGCAGTAGTATCTTCAGGTAGAACATCTAGTTCTACTTCAGAGAATTTTCCATCAGTTAATATACAACAGATGCCTAGAGAAGTTAAAGGAACTACATGGGATATAAGAAACTGTTTTGTTCCTAGACCTGGATATAAAATGTGTAGCATAGACTATTCAGGATTAGAACTATCTAGTACTGCTAACCAGCTATATAAGATTACAGGAAAGGGGGACATGTTAGCTACAATAAATAGCGGCAACGAACCTGTAGATATGCACAGCATGTTAGCTTATAAGTTAATGAACATGAAGGAGAAAACTAATGAGTCTTATTTATCATTCGTTACAAATAAGAAAAGAGAACCCTACAAACATTACCGTCAGATGGCAAAGCCGATTAATCTTGGGTTCCCTGGTGGGATTGGTTATGATACTATGCGTGGTCTTTTAGCTAGAGAGAAAGTGTATCCTAAGTTAGTTATATTAGAAACTTCTAAATTTGAAGAACAACTATCACTTAAAAGATCTATACTAAGGAATCAGGGTTACCCAGTTAGAATTAGAAGAGTAGCCTTCGATAAGTATGAATTAATATTTGATGAATTAGTAGCATTTAAAGATGAGTTATTTAAATTATACCCAGACTTAGAATACTTCTTAAAAGAAGGTCATAAAGAATTCTTAACAGGTGAAACTAAAATGTTAAAGAATGAATTTGGAGAATGGGAACAAGAAGATATGTATAAGTTTAGCGTAGGAGATTTCCATAGAGACTGGTGTCAATACACACAAGTATGTAATGGATTATTAATGCAATCACCAGCAGCAATAGGAGCTAAGAAATCAGTAATAAGATTCATGGAAGAATTCAGTGATACAGATTTTGTTATTCCTGTAGCATTTATACACGATGAGATTGTATTTGAAGTTAAAGAAGGACCTAAGATGTATGGTTTTATAGATGATGTTGCAGAAATAATGATAGATAGTATGCAATCAGTATTAACAGAAGTAAGAATAGCAGTAGAAGCAGAACTTATGGATTATTGGATGAAGAGTGGAGGGACTTGGTCTAAACAATACTGGAAAAATCCAAAAGATAGATGGGTAAAAAGTAAATAAGATCACCCTTTTACCTTGACGTATAAAGAATTATGTGATATAATGTACAGCAGAAACGAGGAGATACTATGAATAATTTAACTATGTTAACTAAAGAAGAGCTAAGATTATGTAAAGGAAGAATAATACAAGAGGGAGAAAGTGTAAAAAGTATGCTATTAAATGGAGATATGTGTAATTCTCCTTCAGCATTAACAGTACGTTTAAATACTATTAGAGAACTCTTAACTATTATAGATAATAGATTGGAGATATAACTATGAGTGATAAATTTATTGATAGAGATCAAGCAGTTAGAAAGGGTCAAGCATATAATTTAGCTATTATGTCAGCTTGTGCACAAGGTAAAATAAATGATAATGAATTTATATGCAAAGAATTCTTACGTCATTATCAATTCGCTAACCTATTACAAAAAGCAAGTGTAGACCAATTAACAATAGCATTGAATAATCCAGAGTTAATTGAAGCAATTACAAGGTTAAATAAATGTTTAGAGAAGTAATCTTAAATAATGAGAAAGACTGGATGGCTATAAGGTCTAAAGTTTTAACTGCCACTGAAGTATCTGTAATACTAGGTTTAAACAAATACAGAACCATAAACGAAATATTAGCAGATAAAAAAGATCCTAAGCCATTTGAGAATTCTTATACTGTAATAGGGCAGTTATTAGAACCAGTTGTAGTAGCATCTACAAATAAAATATTAGGAACCAACTTTAAATTATTTGAACAAACAAAAGACATTAAAAGTTTTTTCTTAGACGAAGAATTAAAGTTAGGTTCGACACCAGACGCAAGTGATGGACAGAAATTATTAGAATGTAAGACTACTAAACCAGGTAACTTTTTAAGGTATTCTGGATGGCCTCCTGTTTACTATTTAGCGCAATTATATACTCAGCTATTATGTACTAGTTTAGAAGAAGGATTATTATCTATATTATCTACAAACCTAGCCCCTATTTCTCAGGAAATAAGGATACCTATAAGCATATTTTCAGTATCTAGAAGTTCGAAAATAGATTCATTAGTTATTAGTGAGGTTGAAAGATTTTGGAACACTATAAATGCTAATAAAGTATTTAGAGTAAATAGAAAACAAACATTAGAAACAGAAATAATATTACGTTGTTTAACTAAAAGGATATATTAATGACCATATCATACTCAAGTGACGTTTATAATCTAGAAGATATATTACACTACCATATAGCTAAATATAGAAATAGTAATTATGATAAAGATGAATTATATCAGATAGCGTATTTAGGATACTTACAAGCTAAAGCTAATTATAATCCTGATAAAGGAAGGATGACCTTATTATATGTAAGTAAGTATATTAAAGGAGCATTATATCATACAGTAGTAAAGAACAATAAAATAAAAGCTACTGAATTAGACTTTCTAGAATCAGAAAGTGGAGATATAATAGGTATAGATGAAAGCATACTATGCGATAGAGAAAGAACAGAAGATTTAAAATTTAAAAATAAAATGTTTAACCATATAAATAAAATTAAGCAGGTTATACACTTGATTCCAGAAGAAGAAGCTAGTATAATATATGATTATTATCTATCTGCTAAACCTAAAAGTTTATTAGAGATAGCTAGATTAAAAGGAGTAACTAAACAGCGTATACACCAGATAAAAGCTGCAGGAATAGAAAAAATAAAAGTCCTGTTAGGTAAAGAATACTTAGAAAAAGGACTGTAAATACAATAGACAAGGATAGTCAGTTATGCTATAGTAATTTAAAGTGAGGAGAATAAGATGACCTGTATAGCAGTTTTACGTGATAAAAAAAGTTCTCTATGGTTTGCTTCAGATAGACGACTATCCTCAGACCACAACATAATATCTTCCAATGAACCGAAAACTAAATTATTAAATAACATATTAGTATCAGGAGCAGGTACTGCTTGGATATGCGACTTAATATTAGAACGTTATGAATTCCCTACAATAGAAAACGACGATCCAGAAAACTTCTGGGCACATAATGTATTGTATCCTGATTTACTTAGATGGTTAAGGGAAGAAGGTTATGTAGATAAAGGAGGTATTAAATTAAATACTGGCGCGTCCAAAGGTAAAGAAGATAGAGAAGAAGAATATGCTATAATGTTAATAGGAGCTAACTCAGCTTTATTTGAACTAACTATAGGTGAATCTTCAATATCTATAACTAAAGTAGATACTCCATACGCTACTGGATGTGGAGGGTCTTATGCTTTAGGATCATTAAGAACTACTGAAAAGATGAAGATGAAAGTTAAAGATAGATTAAAATTAGCATGTGAAGTAGCAGCTCAATGCTCCTCAGGTTGTGATGACCGTATAGATATATTAACCAATAAGGGGTTATTCTAATGGGCGTAACTAAAGAAGATATGATAGAAAGAATTGAAATGGTAGACTATGCTCAAGCTAGAGGTATAGATACTAATTGTGATTCAACAGAACTAGCCTGGCGTATAAACGAATATAAATTATCTAAGGTTAAAACAATAAAACAATTTGTAGGTACAGAATATGACTGGTAAAAAGTTTTTTGAATTACCGTACCCTCCATCAGTTAACCATTACTGGGGACAGTACGCTATAAAGAAAAGAATTATAATGTTTGTAGGTAAAAAAGGAATAGCTTATAAGCAAAAAGTTAAAGATTTATATCCTAACCCAGTTACTTTTCAGACTAGATTAAGAATAGAAATATATGCATTCATGCCAGATAAAAGAGTTAGGGATATAGATAATCTAAGTAAGTGTTTACTTGATAGTCTAGTACACGCCAAAATTATATTGGATGATAGTTTAGTAGATGAATTATATATTAAAAGAGAGAGAGTAATTAAAGGCGGTAAATTAGACGTCTATATAGAGGAGCTTAATAATGAGTAATATAGTACCTATAGATATAGAACTAGATAATATAAAAGAGCTAATTAGAGAAGCTTATGTTAAAGATGCCAATAGAGTCCCTCTAATTAATGTTCGAGACGGGAAACTACACTATCCTATGATCGGTTTATGGTGTAAGGACACGATTGATAGAACTTTATTATTAAGAATTATTCACAAATTAATTAGTATGTATCCTCATAGAACAGTAGATATGACAGAACATCTACTGGATAAGATACCAGTCACAGAGGATTCGACCCTAGAAATATGTTGGTTAGTGGGATTCATATCGGCCGCCCAAGTATTTGCAGAAGAACCAGAAAACAATAGTGTAATATTAGAGTTATTTAGAGATGCAGAAAGAGAATCTCTGGATCTATCAGGTTTAAATAAAACATTAAAAGAAATAATAGCAGAAGATAAAGATGAATAAGACATTCAGCATTCTAAAAAATAGAATGAGTAAAGAATCAAAGAGGAGAGTTAAAGTGAAGCAATCTAAACTAATAGGTATAATTAATAAACCTAAGATTTTATTTTATGATATTGAAACCGCTCCTCTAAAAGCTTGGATATGGAGAACAGGAGAGCAACGAGTTAATCCTGGACAGTTAGTTGCAGGCAGTGACCAGTATGAAATTATCACCCTTTGCTATGAATGGGCACATAATAAAAAGAAAGGACAATTAGATTGGGGAAAGAATAAAAACTCTAAGAAATTAGTTGAAGAGTTTACTAAAATATGCGATGAAGCTGATATAGTTATAGGTAAAAATAACAGAAGATTTGATGATAAACATTTAAATACTATGCGAATGATTCATGGGCTACCAGGTAGACCAGATCTATTAGCTAAGGTTGATGACTTAGAATCTCAATTACGTAAACACTTTTATTTACCTTCTTTTGGTTTAGACTATGTATCTAAAATGCTAGGCTTAAATGGTAAAGATGGTATGTGCTTACAAGATTGGATAGATATAATGGAGGGTACTCCAAAAGTTGCTGCCAAATCATTACTTAAAATGAAGAAGTATTGCAGTAAAGACGTGTCAGATACTAAGAAGATATGGAATCACTGTATGGCACACTTTCAACCTAAGTTTAATCATTCAATACATAACAGTTCTTTATGCTGTAAATATTGCGGGTCTACTAAAATACATAAGAATGGGATATCTGTACAGGGTAAAACTATATACCAACGATACTTTTGTACAGCTCATAATGGTAATGCAGGCCGTATATCAATTAAAAGTAAAACTGATATATTGACTTAAACCTAGAAGTATGGTAGTCTAACAATAGAGGCAAAAAAGAAGAGGTATACAATGAATGACTTAAGCGTAGTATCAGTCTTAACTCCTAAGAAGATCTATGACGAAGTAAGTAAAACGATTGTAGGTCAACATAAAGCTAAGAAACTTGTAGCTAATGCAATGTACTTGCACTTAGTTCGGTTATTCAAATTAGCTCAGGATCGTGAAACTAATCCGGAAGCTAAGATGGATAGTAAATCTAATATACTTTTAATGGGTCCTTCAGGTTGCGGTAAAACATTTATTGTTCGTGAAACTGCTAAGGCTATTAGAAGGTTAACTGGCCTTTCAGTATTTGAAATGCTTGAAGTAGATTCTACGGGACTTACTTCTAAAGGTTGGGAAGGAGACGATCTTGATGATATGATTGGGAATTTCTATACTAATAGATTGAATCATAATAAAGATTTATTCGATGCGTCTATTATCTATTTAGATGAATTCGATAAAAAGGTAATGCCTGCTGTAGGTAGTAGTGGTACTGATCATAATAAACAACTACAATACAATCTGTTAAAGATGGTAGAAGGTAGAGATATTGAAGTTAAAGGTAGAGATGGTAGGGCTATTATTGATACTATTAATACTTCTAACGTATTGTTTATTTTCTCAGGTAGCTTTGAAGAAGTACGTAACAAACGTAAAGATAATGGCAGTAAATTAGGCTTTACTTTCAATAATTTACATGAACAAGCTGGAAGTTTACATGAAGCTTTAATTGAAGTAGGGGCTGTAACCGAATTAGTAGGACGTATTGGTTTCGTAGGTGAGATTGAACAGTTAGAGAAAGATGAGTTGATTCAGATTTTAATTGAACATGTTGTTCCTAAAGCTGGTGAACTCTTAGGTAGAATAGGTATTAACTTAGATGAAGAAGGAGCAGTCTTTGAAGAAATTGCTGATCATGCTATTAAACGCAAAACTGGTGCTCGTGGTCTTGACGTGGAGTTGTTCACTGTTTTAGAGGATCGAATCTTTAATAGTGGATTAAACTTATAAGGAATACTAGATATGGTAGATAAAACATTAATACCTGAAGAGTTTTATGATGTGGCTTTAGTTCTAGAGATGGGAGCTAAGAAATACGGCAAGGATGCTTGGTTACATGGAATATCTATGAGCCATAGAAGTAATCATGAGTCTATGTCTAGGCATTTAGCTGAAGCTTATTGTCATAAAGATATTGACCATGAGTCGGGATTGGATCCATTATTACATCTAGCTACTAGAGCTCTGATGGAATATACAATGAAACAACGGGGGCTAAGTAAACTACTATTAGATGAAAAAGAGTCAACTAAACTTAAAGAATATATAGACTCTAAGCCCCTACCTAATAAAGAGCTAAGGAAGGCTCTAAGGGATTCTGCTGAGTTCTTAATGAGGATTCAAGCTTCTGATATACCTTTTGAATCTGAAGTGCCTGACGAGCTTGTAGATAACTCTATGATACGTTCAGCTTTGAGAGCTGCAGGTAAGAAATTTGATTTTGATCCTAACGAAGAAACATAAACTCAAACATTGCCTCACTTTAAAGGTCCTTAGGGGCCTTTTCTTTTGGTACCTGGTAGGGTACTACTGCCTTGGACCACCTTAGAGTGCCTTGGAGATATTTAATTAAAGCTTGACAGAATACAAATTATATGTTATAATGACTACTATAAGGGTCAAGGGGAACCTAACAGTAAGTATAATACTTAACAGTATTAACTAAACAGTGAGAACAAGCATGAAAATATGTCAACGTGGTATTGCACTAATTAAGAGTTTTGAAGGTTTAAGACTTACAGCATATAAATGCCCAGCAGGTATCTGGACAGTAGGGTTCGGTCATACTGGTCCAGACGTACTACCCTACATGGTTATTACTGAACAGCAGGCTGAGGGGCTTCTACGTAAGGATTTAGAGGTATTTGAAGAGACTGTCGAGTCTTCTGTTACTACACAGCTAACTCAGAATCAATTTGATGCCTGTGTTTGTTTAGCCTTCAATATAGGTAGAGGAGCATTCCGTTCATCTACACTAGTTAAGTTCTTAAATAATGAGCAATATGAAGATGCTGCCGAGCAATTCCTTAGGTGGAATAGAGGAGGTGGCCGAGTATTACCTGGGTTAACTAGAAGACGTGAAGCTGAGAGAAAGTTATTTTTAGAGGAATAATATGAAATATAAATTAAC